TCCAAGCAAACACAAAGAACAATATTACTATCAATGTGCAGTCTGCTGATCCTAAAGCTGTTGTTGATGCTGTAAGTAAATACGCTAAAAACAATGGTGGTCTTCCGCCAGTATTCTTTGGTAAGAACAACTAAATGCCTGTTCCTACTTATCTTGTCGAACTGAGTTTTGGTTCTAGCGGTTATATTGATGTTTCAAGTTATGCGCAAAGTGTAACTATAAACAGGGGTATTAGTAGATCGCTTGAAGATTATTCTGCTGGATCTGTTTCAATCACTTTTGTAAATAATGCTCGCGTCTTTGACCCACTAAACACTTCTTCTATTCTTTGGTATTCTGCGGGCGGTTACACCATCGTTCAACCTGGTGGAAAGATTAGAGTTTCTGCTAACGGAATTAGAGTCTTTACTGGGTTCGTTCAAGACTGGGACTTTACTTATGATTCTGCTGGGCTAGACGGTAAAGCTACTGTAACTGCTTTAGATGAGATTTATAGGGTCGGTAATGCTTTCTTCACTGGTGGAACTGCAACAGTAATTGAGGGCACATCAGATCGTATAAAACGAGTGATGAATAACAATAGTTTTGGTGCAGCCGAATACGCTGGCGTAAATGGTAGTCAAACAATTGTTGGGTTGGATGAAAATGCTCCTGGTGATAGCGTTTTAGCTTATCTACAACAACTTGCTCGAACTGAACCAGCGGACTTTTACAGCAACGCTTCAGCAGTGATGGTGATGAAAGATAGAAGTTTTACTAACTATGTTTGGACTAACAGCAACCGCCAGAATCTAGTCAAATATCCTGGAACAGCAACAGTTGCAGTCAATGGTTCAAATGGTTGGGTTTATGGTTATCAGGCTGCTTCAACTGTTGTTACCCCTTACGGTGGAACAGCGAACAAGTCCCAGATTTCTGTCCCTGATCTACAAGACTTGATGAGCTATACAGAAGTTGATTACAACAAATACAATCCTGATGGCGGTGCAACAGCCTACGTTTTCTCAGGGTTCTTCAAAGGTTCTACTGGTGCTGTTGCTATCGAAGTTGATTTCTATCTTCTAGATACTTTAGGCACTATCGCAGGAACAGCGATTAGCACCGTAACAACAAGCTCAACTGCATGGACTCAACTTAGTGCAACTGCGACTATGACTGGCGGTAATGGAACTGCGGGCGGTGTTTTGTTCACTGTTTTTGCTAACGGAACAACATCATCAAGCGACTTCTTTGGTAATGCTATTCAGGTTGAGCGTGGAACAGCATGGGTGAACTATTTTGATGGGACATACAACCCTTACACAAATACTGCTTCAACTGTTTATTTCAACGCTTGGGGTGGAACAGCATATAAGTCTTCTAGCGGTATGTTGATTTCTTCAGCTTCAGCAATTTCTGCCCCAACAATTTTGACTTTCGCTGATCAAAACTCTCAGGGCGCAAGTTATGGTAATGGCACAGGTATTCCTTTCACTGAATTAGATATTGTTTATGGTTCAGAGAATCTATATAACAAAGTGCAGGTTGTTGCCCCTAATGCTACTGCTACTGCCGAAGATGCAACAGGACAGACAAAATATGGTTTGAAAACTTATTCGCAAACAGATAATCTCACTATTTCGACAACTAAACCTGCTCAAATAGCTTCATCTTTGTTGGCTGAATATCGCCTACCAGAATATAGGGCTGGTGCAATTACCCTTCAATTAGAATCTTTGACTTCAGCGCAACAAAATCTTGTTTTGGCCATTGAATTGCGTGATGTTATTCGACTTTGTTTTCAACCTTCAGCAACAGGTTCAGTTGTAGATAAGTATTATCAGGTATTGAGTATGAACTCAAATATGAATCCCGAAAGTCATAAGATTACTTTCACATTGGCTTCTTTAGATAACTTGCCGATACGATTAGATAGCACTCTTTTGGCTGTCCTAAACACTGATACTTTAGGCTAGTAGAATAGGGATTTAGGAGATACTTTATGACTTTGAAAACTTGGGCTATTGGTGATGTCCTTACTGCATCTGATCTGAACACTTATGTTTCAGCTCAGGTTGTAGGCACGTTTGGTTCAGCAGCAGTTAGGACTACTGCCATTGTTACGCCTGTTGCAGGTCAAGTTTCTTATTTGACTGATAAGGATCGTATTGAGCATTGGGATGGTGCACAGTGGCAACCGTTGCCTAGTGCAATGACCGTCTTTTCTGCGACTGGGCCTGCGACTGCTGTTGCTGCGGGTAGCTCAGCGCTTGTTAGCGTTGTTTTCCCTACATCCCGTTTTGGGACTACCCCGATTGTGTGTGGGCTTTCAACTACGGGCGCATATTTCACCCCTGTTGTGAACGCTGTTACTACTGGAACTGCAACGATTGCGCTTGTAAATAATGGTGGTGTTTCTCAGGCTGCAACACAAACGCTTTACGGTATTGCGGTTATGATGGCTACTGGAACTGCTGCGGGATAAGGATAGAAATGAGAAGTTGTAAAACTGAAGGTTGCCCTATGCAGGGTGATGAACATACGCCCCCTGCTGAAGGAATGCTTGTTTGTGGTTTGTGCGGTCAGGAAATGACCCCAATTGAGTGAGCAACCCAAACCGACTAATCAAACTTTGTTGTTGCAGATTGTTCGCGACATCGAGATTCTAAAAGCAAACTCAATTCAAATACTTGATGCTTCACGCGATCACGAAACAAGAATTAGAGAACTAGAAAAACAAATCAACAGGTCAGCTTGGATACCTGCACTTATTACTGCTGTTGTAACAAGCGTTGCTGTCGTGATGCTAAAAAGCGCTTTCGGGCTATAACAACCCGCAATTTAGAATAGTCTTATGACTATCTATTTTGAGCCTTTTCCAGCCAATACCCGTAATGACGAGTTCGGTAATCTAGCACCTTACCGTAATGGCAGACCTCACCGTGGTCAAGACTGGTCACCTAAAGAAAAGTCTGCAATCAAGGCAATCACTGATGGCACTGTTTTTGTTTCAACCTGGACTGATGTTTTAGGTTGGATTGTTATTCATTCAACTAAAGACGGTTACTGGGTTTTGTATGCTCACCTTGCTGAGAAATCTTCGCTAGTGAAGGGCGATAAAGTTGTTGGCGGTAAAACTGTTTTAGGTAAAGTTGGTAATACTGGATCTGCTTCAACAGGCGCACACCTGCACTTGAGCATTGGTAAAGCTAACAAAGACTGGAGTAACCCAAACATTCATTTGTGCGCTTATGAAGATTTGATTGATCCGTTGCAACACATTCTCGAAAATAAAGGAAAATAAATGAACCCGATTCTTGCAAGCTATCTAAGAAGCCTTTTGGCCACATCTCTAACCGCAGTTTTTGCTGTTGGAAAGTTGCCTGTGCTTTTCACTGCCGAAGATTGGCTTATTGTGGCTAACTCAGTGTGGATTTCATTCATTCCCGTCATTATTAGGGCGTTGAACCCTAAAGATGATGGTTTTGGTATCTCTACCCGTAAACCTGAATAAAAGCCCGCTACGGGCGTTTTGGGGCGTTTTTAGAGTTGTTGCTCAATCTTTAGTTGCCTGCGCTGTTTAGGTGTAGTTCCACCCCAAATACCGTAATCTTCAGCCATCCCCACCCGAAGGCATTGAGCCATAACAGGGCAACGCATACAAATCTGTCTAGCAGTCGCAATCGCCATGTTATACATATTTGTTGATTGACTAGCCCCCCTTGCAGCCCATTCTTCAGGGAAAAACACGTCAGGGACTTGCTCACACTCAACGCCCCCATTATCCATGATGGCTTCGTGTAGCTCGATGGTTGCTTGATCTAATCTAATGTCTGCGGTCATAAGTAGAGTTTATCTATGACTACAACCAATAAACCACCTTTTGAAATATCGGCAACCTTTTTAGGTGAGTTCGAAAACAACAGTCCAGAATGGCATGCGCTTAGAAATGAGCAAGGCGTTATTTCAGGATCAGAAATCGGCACGATTCTAGGGCTATCCCCGTTCACTTCGGCAATTACTTTGTGGGCGCAAAAAACAGGCAAACTACCTAACCAGGTTGAACCTAATACTGCGATGCGTTTAGGTCAGCTTGTTGAACCTGCGATTAGAACCTTATACAAGGAACATCATCCTGAACATCAAGTTGTTGAAGTAGGAACATACGCGCACCCTGAACATTCTTGGGCGCACGCTAACCCTGATGCCCTATGTGTAGATGAAACAGGTCAGCCTTACATTCTTGAAATCAAGCACACTGCAACTTATTGGGATAGCGTTCCTGAACATTACCGCGCTCAAGTGTTTTGGTATATGTGGGTTTTCGACATCAAGCGCGCAGTTTTTGCGGTAGTAAATGCAGGCAGATACAAAGAGTATGAAGTTCTTTGGGATGAGTTTGAGTTTGATGCTATTTATCATCGTGTCCTAGATTTTCGCACTCGTGTTTTTGCTGATGAGCAACCTGATTGGGATGGCAGCGACTCAACCTACGAAACAGTTAGAGCTCTCTCACCAGACATTGAAAACCTGAACGAAGAATTAGGCACATTAGGTATTGAGTTGTTGAACGCTCAAGCAGACCTAGAAAAAATTGAGAAACACTTTACTGAACTAAAGTCAAGAACTATTGCTGCGCTCAACGGGGCTAAGAATGGTTGTATTGATGGTGAAGTTGTTGTTTCACTCACTCAACGCGGTGCGGGGCTACCGTATCTAACATTCAAGAAAGGCAATAAATAATGGCACAATTCAATCTGCAAGACTATGAAACCGTTGCTGAACGCATCGCACGCTTCTACAAGGACAACATTGATGGGCGAATTATTACCCGCAACATTACAACAAGCAACGATAGAGCTATAAGCACTTGGGTTGTTCAAGCCTACATTTATTTGAACTCAACTGATCAGGAAAAGAACCTTGCTAAAGCAACAGGTTTAGCTTTTGAGATTGATGGAACAGGTATGGCGAATAAGACGAGCGCCCTTGAAAACGCAGAAACTTCCGCCATCGGGCGTGCACTTGCCAACGCAGGCTATTCAGGTGATAAGCGTTCAACTCGTGAAGAAATGAGTAAGGTCAAGCGTGATGTTACACCGCCTAGAAACTGGCAGGCAGCTTTAGATAACATCAACGACATTGACGGCTTGCGTTCACTTTATTTGGAAGCGAAACAGGGTAAAGCCCCTAATGCTATTCTGGAAGCAATCAAGGGTAAGGCTGATGGAATCGCAGGATCTACAAACAAAAATTAGTGTGTTGCAAGCCAACATACTTGAGTTA